TTGCCGTCAACCCGGTACGAGCACCGGAACGTCACCAAGTCGGCGCTGAAGGCGAAGTCGTCCGAACGATCCAAACGAATGCCGCCAACGGTGCGAACGTAGTAACTTGGGAAATGCCCGGCGATCACGGACTTGGCCGACGCGCCGATTGCCGCCATAGCAGGATTCTCGATGAGCGGGTAACCAAGCACCCGGTCAGGAGTCGCCTCGGACATCGACGGCTGGAATACGAACTGCCCAGCGCCGTCCTGAAGGACGCGCATCGCTGCGATGCTTGAGCCCTTCGCCATGAAACCGAACCCGGGCAGCGCACGCGCAGCCGCATCGGTTGAGTACAGCAGGTTCACCAAGTTGGTGTAGGTGAATCCGCCGGTGGCCGCCAAGCCGGTGCCGCCGATTAGAGCAGATCCGGACGCGGTAACGATCCCGGTCGGCTCGACAGTGCCGGTGCCAGTGGTGAGCGCGGTATTCACGGCGAAGCCGAGAGCGTTTCCGCAGTTCGTGGCCAGCAAAGACAGCACATCTACGCCGCTGTCTTCCAACAGTTCGCGCGATACCTGCGTGAGGAACCCGTACTTGTAGGCGCTCAGTGTGATGAACGCGGAGAAGGCCGGATCGGACTCGCCGAACGTTGCCGCCTCCGAGTTCACAGTGCCGGTCGAGTAAGTTGACAGGCGTGGGATCTGAAGGTTCTCACCGCCAGCGGTTGCCAGTTCAGTTGCAACAGCAAGCATCGGGCCGGTGGCGCGAGCAAGCATGATCACCTGATCGTAGAACGAAGTTGGTACCGGTGACCCGGTGCTGCTCTTCGTAATGTCCCGCTTCTCGAAGTTGGCGGAACGGATCTCACCACGGGCCAAAGCACGGATCGTGTCCGCGTCGTTGGTTTGTGGCTTCGCAGTTTCGACAACGGCGCGAGCTTCTGCGTGATTCGCAACAGCGGCGCGTACCTCAGCCTCACGCGCATCTAGTGCACGCATGTCGGCAACGATTGCGCCGCGGCGATCCATGTCGTCCATCGCCCGGTCGACTGACTCCTGCTCGGTCGCGTCAAGGCTGCGATTCTCGCCTTGTGCGCGGTCGATGATTTCCTTGGCCGACTCGAAAGCGCGCACGCGCTCATCAAGTTGTGCCTTAATATAGTCTGACATTTTCATCCTTAGATAGTTTCGATTAGGGGATGTCAGCGCGGCACCGCAACTGACCACCAGCGCGGCACCGCAACTGGTGAGCCGACCCGGTGAAGGGTCGAAAACTTAGACCGCTTTCAGCATCAGCTCCAGCTTCTGCGACAATAGCGAAAGCGGCGCGGTCGGCTGCGCTTCCATCTCGGGGCCGATCTTATCGACCACACTGCGCAGCAGGTTCGCCTGATCGTCGGTTAGTTGGCCGGCCTCAAGTGCCAGCATCGCATCGGCCAAAGCTTCGGCGTCGGTCGCGGTTCGCGTAGCCAGGTGCTGGACTTTGCGCACCGTCGCCGTGGTCGCTTCGTACGCGGGGAACCCGGTGACGATTGACACCTCATGCAGGCGGACTTCGTTCAATGTTCGGCGCCCGCCGTCGTTGCTCCACTGGTCGCCGCCGCTCGGAACACTGAAGCCGAAACTCATCGAATCAACATCGCCGCGTTGCATTAGCACCGACAGGTCACGGCCGTAGGTGGTGTCTGGCAGGTCGGCTTCGGCGATCAGGCCGCGAGAATCTTCAGACAGGCGAAGGGTCGCCGCTCGAGTAGTCGCCAGCACCATCGTGTCATCATGATTGACGAACATCTTGACATTGTTCCGCCGGTTCGCCAGCGTCCGATTGAACGCGCCGGGGCTGATCTGCTCGATAAACGGCAGCGGCTGGCTGTCTGAATTGAACACGGCGGCGTAGCCGCGGAACGTCATCCCGCCGGCTGGCGCTTCGCGAAGTTCCAAGTCTTGCACCTGGACTTCGCGCGTCTCGATTTTGGTCATGTCCATTCCTCTGCTGTATTCTTCGGCCTCTCGCGCAAACCATTCGCGCGCTGGATTCGGGTCAAGGGGGTTGATTCCCCACAGGTAATGAGCGACGGCGCCAGCGCCCGGAAACTCTCGGTCATTGCTATTGCTGTTCTTTGCAGGCTCAAGGTCCACCGCGTGTCGTGCTCCCCAAGCGTTCGCCCGAATAATTTTGTCATCACTGACCTGACCGTCTGCCATTAGTCGGGCCTCGCGCAACGTCTGGTCTGTCAGGCCGTCACCGCCGAGACCTTCACGGTTGTACTCCAAACCTTTGCGTGCAGCTGCCTGGATATATTCCGGCGGTGCCGGTGCTCGCATCTCGCTGCTTGGCTCCATATCTTCGGCGATGCTGACCGCAACCATCTGATCGATTGCTGCCTGCTTCGTCGTATGGCAGCCGATAACTTCGCCGTCATCTTTGACTGTCGCCCAACCATCGCAACCGGCAGCGGTGTCAGAAATGAAGTACGGCATCATTCGTCCATCGTCTGATAAAGAACACCAAGCACGCAACCATCAGGATCGCTCAGCGCGTATAGCGCTTCGGTTCTGTTCAGCACAAGGTTCACAGTCGCCGACGGGTCGAGGTGCAAAGAATTAGCGGTTGTAATCCCAGAGCCGCCAAGATGAATGAACCTGCTCGAGGCGTGCTCCATGTTGTGCAGATAAACTTTGACCGGACTGGTGCCGCCGGGCACGACAACTTGCGCCGCAGTGCCGAGCGTGATCGCCGAATTGTAAAGGGTCACGAATAAACCCCACCCGGGTCGGCTGGGTCAATCTGCGCAACACCTTGCAGCATCACCGGCGGAACACCGGTGTGAGCGATTGGCGGCAGCCCGAGCATCGTCAAAGTCTCGGCAGGATCGAAGCCGGAGTTGATGAGCCGCTGCGCCATCATTGTCTTCTTGTCAGTCTCCACAATGTTCGCGGCGCTCAGATTCACGTTCGCAAGCGGAACCCGATACTCGTCGCCACCTTCAGCCGGCCGCATATCCTCCAGCCGGTGAATATCATTAACCGAAAGGAAACCGGACTGCTGGCCGGTGGAATACGCGGCGAAGCGGCTAGTCAAGTCACCGCGCATCAGCGCGTCCATATTGAACCGAATGAACGCGCCGCCGGGAAGCAGTGTCGAGTAGGCGGTTTCGATCTTCGTGATGTACGGCCGCAAAGTGTACTGCGCGAATTGGATTCCGTTCTGCTCAACACTGGCATACGACATCGCGCCCGGTGTCGATACTTGCAGCAGATGCAAAGGCACCCGGAACAGTCGCGCAATCTCTTCGACCGCGAACTGCCGTGATTCCAGCATCTGCGCTTCGTTAGGATCGACGCCGGTTTTCTTGAATACGCCACCACCGCCGAGAACTCCGACGCGATTAGACTTTGACAGTCCTTTGTGCGTCGCCTCAAATGCGGTCTTTAATTCCATCGCCTGCTCGGCGGTCAGGCTTGCCGGTGTTTCGATGATGCCCGAGGTGACCGAACCTTGGCCGAAGAATCGCGCGCTGAACTCTTCCAATGCTGACGCCAGCCCGAGAGTCTGGCGCGCTTCGTCGATCCGGCTGATGCCTTTCAGCGCACCGGGCCGGCGCAACTCGGTGATGTGGAGCATGTCCTTATACGAGATCACCGTGCGATCATCGTGCAGATATTCAATGTCGGCGGTCTCATAATTGCGCCGAACTTTCATATGGCTTGGATTCAACACCGCGAGCGCGGCAATGCTGCCGTCAGGCTTGCGGAAGATCCGAGTGTAACTATTGCCGTCAATCAGCAGCGAGACCATCACCTGCTGGAAATGATCCTCACGGCTGGTGCCAATGTCGGGGTTATCTACCCAGGCCGGCTTGGGCCGAAATGGTAAGCGCTCGCCGGCGTTGCGGTAGAAGGTGTCGGCGGGCAGACATGAGATTGAATCCGAGAGCAGCCGCACGCAGGCGTAGACTGCGCCGATCCGAAAGGCCGAATCGCTGGTGACAGATACACCGGTGAAGGTGCGCGGGAGCATGTCGCCGCCTGACGCGAATATCGTCTGATATGACAATGCACGCGCATCGGCGCTGGGCTTCCATAATCTTTCGAGCATTATGCGCTACCCTTCGGGCGCGCCAATGCAACGCCAATCAACGTCAGCAGAACCCCGCCGACTATGAACCCGGCGGCTGGCGCAAGGATCGCAGCGCCGGCGGTGACGGCCACCAGCCCGAGAACTTGCAGAACCGCTGCGGTCATATTTTCTCCTATGAAATAAAGAACGGAACGGGCGCCGGCTTCGGCTCTTCGCGCACGAATGTGGCGCGATCAAATGCCATGACCGCACAAACTGCGGCGTCAATCTTGCGCGGGCTGCCGCGATGTTCCTTGACTATGCGCGGCCCGAGCCGGTCGGTTTTGACCACGCAGTTGTCAATATGTCTTTCTAGTGTGGGGTTGTGGTCATGCGAGATGCCGCCGCCGGTCACCGCATCAAAGAACTTCGCGGTCGCTGGCACCATCCGCGCCGGGCTGCTGCTGTTATATTCGACAATCGGCAGACCTGACGCCGCCCATTCTTGCATCTCACGCGACCAGCGGAATGGATCACACGCCACTTCGATCACGTTGAAATTGCCGCAAGCTCGCAGCATTGCGGCATCAACTTCGCTGATCGGCACGCGCCAGTCGGCGGTGTCATTCGGTCCCTTTTCCCACGATTCGACCAGCCAGATGCGCGGATTATCTTCAATAGTTGCGGCAACGATGCAGGTCGAATCGTTAGAAAAGGAACCGTCAAAGCCGAGCACCACCGGCGTATCGCGGTCAGGTATTTCGCAATCAGGCAGGTCCGCCCACGCGCCTGACGGCAGCCAGGCCGTCTGAGCATTGACCCATTGGTTCATTCGCTTAGTTCTGAACTCATTTTCCGGCGTGCGCTTCACTGCGCTGTCGAAATCTTCCGGGTCTTGCAGGTCACCGAATCCAGGGTTAGCGGCTAGCCAACTTTTCGGGTCGCGGTGATCGGCTTCGTCTAAGGATTGCCACCAAGCCATGAAGAATGAATCATCAACAATTTCTCCGCGGGCGATCTGCTGGCCGTACTGGTAAAGGCGATACGCCACCGAATCTTGCCCGGTGGCGTCGGCCTTCACTCCGGCAGTTGTGATGCCGATGGTCATGGCGTTATGTCGCGCAGCCTGCGCCAAGGTCATCACGTTCCATAGGTCCGGCTTCGGTAGCGCGTGGACTTCATCCATAATCACCAGGGTCGGGCTGAGCCCTTCCTTGCTGTACGCCTCGGAGCTCAGTACTCGGTAGATGCTGCCGGTGCTGGGAACTTCGATGATGTCGCGGAATATCCGCACCCGACTCATCATGTCCGGGTTCGCTTCAACCATTGCCTTCGCGGTGCCGAACACGATGCGCGCCTGATCTCGGTCAGCGGCGCAGCTGTAAACTTCGCCGCCGTTCGGCCCGGTCATTAGCGCGTGCAATGCGATGCCCGAGCCGATGGCGCTCTTGCCATTCTTGCGGGCCAGACCGACCAGTGCGGTGCGATGCCGCAGCCGCCCGTCGGGTCGGCGTGCGTAGATATTTTCCAGCAGCGAAACCTGCCAAGGCCGCAAGATCAAAGGCTCGCCGGCGTGCCCGCCGACGGAATCCTTCACCTGAGTGCAGAGACCTTCGATGAACGTGGCGACCTCGGCGCCTTGGCCGCGCTTGCGGTCAGCCGCCGGAACTTTGGTAAGCAGCGCAGGGGGCCAAGTTTTCACGCCCCACGCGCCGCCATAATTTCATCTATCTTGCTGGCCCGCTTTACTTCGGCGACACCGATGCGGCTGCGCTCTACTGGAGTGTAGCCGAGCTGCTGAAGTTGCTTCTGAAATAAGTCGTCAAGGGCTCGCAGCGCTGACCTGTCGGCGCGGTCAACTTCTTCGCCGGACATGATTCGCGCCCGCAATCTCATGCGCTCATCCAAGGTCTCACAGGCCATCTGCACATATTCGATGTCCGTGGTGGCGCCGATCCAGTTCTGGCCGCTGGTCCAGATGCGTTCCCACATTCGCCGGCCTTCGACATCTAGCGGGCGCAAAGTTTCGGGCACGCCTTCGGCGCCGGGGATGCCGTGAACAGATGCGAGCGAAGGCATCGGGCGCTTGCCGGGATTGCCGGCGCGGCGTTGCCGCTCGACAGGCTTCGGGTATTGGGGCATGGCTGTTTCCCTAGTCTCGCAGGTTGGATTGAATTACAGCGAAGCGATAAGGCCGGAGATGTCGGCCAACTTGCGCGAAGGCTTGCCGAAATGCCGACCGGTCACGGTGAAATATCTGCCGCGGTCATAAACTTCGACGCCGCCGGAGCGCCGGCCAACGCCGACATGAGCGCGGCCAAAGATGTGAAGGCCGGTGCCAGACGGCGAAACTTCCACATAGGTGCGCGGGCAGCGGTCAAGGATCGCCTGCGCCCAAGGCTCCAGCACGCCATCGGTCAGGCAATGATCAAGGTCGATGCCGGCGATCCCGTCGCCGTTGAACACGAAACCCAAGCCGTCGCCGACAACGCTGCCAGCGGCGTCAGCGTAACTCGCCCAAGTCGTCGGGTCAGTTGTCGAAGCGTGCCGACCCGCCAAAGTCATCGGAACCTTCGCGCGATGGCGAACCCAACGCGGTCGGCTGATCAGATCGGCCGGCAAACCTGGCCGGCGATGCGCGGCCACCCGGCAGCGGCCCGAGCAGAATCGGGCATCAGCTCTGGCGGCAAAATTGGCGCCGCAGACTTCGCAGGTCATGGGATGATTCTAGCGCAAATCCGGCAATTTGTTCGATGTAACGGATAAATAGCTGGCGCCAATCTCAGACACGCTGAGCCACAAATGAACCCCAAAAGGTCTAGAACCTTGTGCTAATCTGCGATCATGCGCCAGCGACCGCCCACAAGCCACCTAGGTCAATCGTGGCAAATGCGGCGAAGCGCGCGAAGCTAATAATCGGGTAGTGTCGCCGCGTTATTCGCGGAGTTTGCACCTACCCCCAGTAAAATCGCCGGGGGGTCGCCGATCATTTCCGGTTTTGACTTTTCTTTTCTTCATTTGATCTTTTGATATTGCAGGATCGGTGGGCGGCCGCTAGGGGGCTGCCTACCTGACCGGGGTAGATGTGATCGGCTTGCCAAGGGTCGCCGGCTCGGGGACCTTGCCCACATAGCCAGCAGGTCGAAGCGTTGGCGCGAATCCGCTTGGCTTCGGCTTGATACTTTCCCGCATAGTGTTCGCGTTTGGGTCTCATGCCGTCGGCGCGCCGGCCTTCGGCTAGCCGGCACGGCTCGCATCTGCCAAGGCCAGCGGTCAGGCTGCCGCACGTCAGGCAGGGCTTCGGCAACGCCATCAGCGCAGCTCGGGCACGTCCATCACGCGGACTTCGGTGATTGCCTTCGGATTAAGTTCGGAGTCGATTGCGTCGGCGATTGCTGGCAAGATGTCGGCGACTGCGCCGCTGCTCGGATTGCCTACCGCTTCGGCGATGATTGCGGCGATCTGTTCGCGGTTCATTGTGTCTCCGGTCTCCGGCGCTCAAGGATCGCATCGGCGTAGGCGTGCCAGGCGTCGCCCCGTTCATTCTCCGGGACCAGACTTAGATGCCGCAGAGCCTCATCAAGGTCGGTGATCTCGTCAGCGCTGGTGATGCTCATGCCGTCTCCAGATATGACGAAACCCCAGCGGCT